TTTTAATTCATTGAATTTTATTGTAAATTCATCAGCATTAAAATTGATAGGTTCAAGACGACTTGAGATAAAACAAGGCTCGTTGTTTAATTCTTTATCATCACTCTTACCTAACAAACATAATGCCGAGAATACAAAATCAAGAATTTCTACATAATTACTGTCAGAATCCAAAGGTCGATGTTGTGAGACTTCTATCTCCATTGACTCGGCGCAGAAGACTTCATCGCTATATTGGCAATCAAATAGCTCAGGATATCGTCCTGTCCATAATATAACCTCAGCGGTACAATATTTCACGTCAGTGCCATATTCATTAACAGTCTCATATCCATAGGTGTCTGCTTTTACAACGCCGACAGGAACAGTCAAAGGTACAATTTCCCATGTTTCCATATCGATGGTTGCATCATGAGAACCCAATCTGTATTTGCCATCTACGCCTTTAATCAAATGTCCAACAACGGGAGCATAGTTAAGTGTAGGAAGAGCTTTATTCATTACATCTTCACCGATATAACTCATATTTCTATTCTTACCAACACCGGCAACCCAACACTTAAACAAAGAAAACTGGTCGTTGATTTGTTCTTTAAACTCAAACTTTGAAACGCTATTGAGATTAAACTTCTCCATCGCTTTACCAAACCTCCTTCCCACAGTAATCAAAAGCAGAGCCGCTTAGAAAATGTAAACTTATTATCAGAATAATTCTGCATCAAAAATTCCCTAAGCTCTTTTGAGTCCGCGAAAGCGTACACTTCCTTATCCTTATCAAAATGCTCTATTGTATAATTAAACCCTGCGGTAACGAGTTCATCTCGCACAGCAGGGTCAAATACCTTTATAAATCCCATTGATTTTCACCTCACTTATAGTTATCATTATTATCAATGGATTCAACCGTTTCGTCCGAAGGGTCATCAGTTTCAGGTCTACCGACCTCTCCATTGCTCAATGTATTTGAACTAATAAGTGGTCTATTATAAATCAGCGTGCCGCACTCAAGGATGTCATTCTCAAGATAACTTGCGGTAAGTGCATCAATAGGCTCTTGGTCACAAGCCGCCGCATACCAAAGTTTAGTAGGCAGTCCATACGTACTACTATTCTTATATCTGTCAGCTACTTGTTCCTTATTAAACATACTCTGCTCTAGGAAGCATATCTCAAGAAGAACACTGTTTTTCTTCGTATGCTCAAGCTGATACTTTACATTAAATACTCTCTCAACCTGACGGAGCAACTTCATCATCATAGTTGCATCAATCTTCAGAGACAGTTCAACAACCTTGTATGTAGGATTCTTGCCAAGTCCAAATAACAAAGGCGAAAGTCCCATATTCGAGAACAAAGTATTAGTAGCATCTTCAGTATAATCATTGGCATTATTCTGTGTATCCTTAAGAGTAATACCTTCTGCCTTGAATGGGTTAACTGCAATACCAATACCATCCGGTACTGCACCGGCGATTTGATTGTAATACTTCTCAACCTGCTCATAAGGAATTGCAGGATTACCATCGCTATCAGTCTCAACAGTATAGTTAATCAGCTTGTAGTTATCAAGCATTGCGCCATCCTTTTGAATCTCCTGATATGTGTCAAGGTCAATAATTGCCTTAAAGCATCCTGCAAGCGGAGGTATAATCCAAGGGAATTCCTCATCAAACTTCAGACAGATTTGATTCTCAGGGACATACCATTTGAGCTTCTTATCTCCCTTTATGCCCTTTTCTTTATCGCCCTTATATGCTCTATACGCCAATACAAAGTCCTTACCATAATCTGCAAGCTGTATAATCGTGCGCTTATCACTAAAGTAATCTAAGTCAAAAGCAAATCTCCACACACCATTTTCAATAAGATGTATCTTTGCATACTCAGGCATTACTGGTTTGATGAAGAATGAATTATCGCTCTCAATCATGATGCCATAGAACACACCATCTACAAGTGTGCGCACCATCATCTTAGGATTGTTATCCTTGAACTTATACTTCTTACACTGTATTGCATAGTTGTAATACAAATCCATAAAAGTATCATGATTAAGTTTGCGCGGGTCATACACCGGCCTGATAACATAGTTATTAGTCAGAATAGTGGCAAGCATTATAATTGCTCTACGGTAATGAGTAGATACAGCATAATAAAAACGGCTCATATCACGCAATAGTTCTTGCGCAGTAGGAGTCGTCGCATCACATAGTGCTTTTAAAATTGCATCTCTAGGATGCTTCCTCAGAAATATATTAACTGCATCCATGTTCTCTCGTAAATCTACAAGGACTTGTTTACGCAATTTTGCAAACTCTCGCAGTTGATATATCTGCGACCATCCATCATTTATATTAGACATAGCTCACCTCCTATTTATATGACTTAGTTGGACGAGAAAGGAAGACAGTTTGGTTGAAAATCGGCTGTGCGATTTTTCTATTATACTCTTGTTCTAATTGAGTACATACCCACCAATTGTATTCAAGACTTGAAAATCTATCTTTTCTCATTCCTGATTTTTCTTTAACTTTTATATTGACACCCCTTGTCTCGGATTGAAGGTTAATCAACTCATTAATTAACAAGGTTGTGTGTATATATGGTAATTGTAAAGCTAACTTCTCTTCAGTATTTAATGTGTTATATCCACGATAATCCTTTAAGATTTCCTCGGCATCAAACTCTGATACAAGTAAATTAATTCTGCCTTGTTTGAAAGCCTCTCTCAAAGCAAGCACCATATCATTATTAAGCTGTGCCGTAGCATTAATTGCCCATATAACCTTTGGCGCATCCTTATCTAAACATCTATCCGCCATAACACTATCATTACGACATGACAGCGCACGATATGTTGTGCCATATTCTGTATCATACATATCACGACAGAGATTATCATAAATAGATATACCAATACCTCTTGTATCCAATACCAATTGAGTGCAATGGAACTGCTCAAACAACCTGCGTATTATCAATGACAAATCATTTGAATGCAATCCTTCATGATTCTCTGTGTAGATAATGTTGCCTATATATTTATTAGACGAGTTAGGCAAAGCACTATTTATAAATATTGCCGCCGCATCGTTATCACGTTTAGTAGATGCCAAAAGCGCAACGTCAACTGATAAGACACGCTCTTCATTTGGAGCAAGCGGAGGTATCTTTGCTCTTTTATCAGCAAGATTCTTAGTAATATAATCCGGATATACTGCGGTTTTTAACCTACGATTTGCCGCAACATCCTCGTAACTAAACAGCGCATTCTCGCTACTGCCATACCACTCGCATTCCATTTCCATAGCCCAACTCACTTCATTAAAGTCAGACTCAGACATCTCATCTTCAACCTGTTCAGCAGACAGAAGATTCTCCTTAATTGATAACTCATAAGGTAATCCACAACAAAAATACTTCTTCGCATCGTCTACTAAGTTAGTAGCAAAAGCCTTAAGTTTTTCATATGCCCATGATTGTTTGTACCATGCAGAAGAGAGATATATCTCTTTATTTCTTTCAGATAGATGAGCATACTCAGGCTTATCCAAATAATCAGGATGTCTAGGCGCTGTGTTGAACTTACGCAAAACCTTATCTATAATCATAGGGTCAACCATACGGTACTCATCAATTACAATTATATTCGACCTGTTAGAACGCGCATTCTCATTGGCCGTAACAACCTTAATGCGTGAGCCATTATGAAACTCTATATATGCGTCCTGACCTTTGACAGAATAATCACTTATTTCCAATCGCAAGTTAGACGAATTAGGCATTAATATAGTTGTAATTTTTTCCAATACATTAATACTTTGTGACCTAGCTTTGGCCGCAATACATATCTGTGTTTTAGGATAAAGAATACACCTTACGCAACAGAATACAGCGACAAGGTATGATTTTCCCTGACCTCTCGCGGCAATATACATAAAATAATTTGAAACATTCATCAAGACTAAAAGAATCTTTTGAAATAATTTCAAATTAATATTCAAATAATCCTTGCAAAATCTATGCGGGTTAGCACGATAAAAAGAACACCATATCGCAACTCCGTTCATCATGCGCTCGACTTTATCATTTGCAATTTCTTTATCAGTCTTCGCTCTCATTTGAGACACCTCCGAAAACTGAATCAAACAAAGCTTCGTCGTCGCCTTGATACTCCGGCTTCTCTACATGATACTTGGCCATTTCAGCCTCATACATTCTTGCATAGGTATTTTTAATTCCTATCATCTTACACAAATGGCCTAAGAAATATACTGTAATATATCTTACGATTCCATCTACATCCTGCCATTCAGGGTCAGGTTCAGGAATCGGCCTTTCATCTTCCCATTTCTTAATTAACTTTCCAAAACTCTGACTATCCGCAACCGAATTGTCATTAGTTTGCGTAGGCTTTAGATTTGCAGAACCAAGCAGGGATTGGAATATATCCATAGCTTCCTTAACTTTACCATTGGGACTTTGTTGTGCAATCTGAATATTCAATTGTGCTATACAAAGATTCTTAAACAATTCTTCTTGGGCTTTCGTCTTTGACTCACAACGACTTGTCCAATCATCAAACTGTTCCTGAAGGAACTTATATTGCTCCATCGTATATCCCATACCAAACATCGAGATGGTTTTCTTCTTAACCTTAAGGTCGCCATATTCCTCTTTGGCCTGTTCAAAATCTTCAAAGTCACTTATGTTAGTGCTTGCTCTGTCTTTAATTGTATCAAGATAAGTTATACCCTTATTCTTATATTGTGGTAATTGCATCTTACTAGGATAAGCTCCAATACGCGACCTATCAGATGATATCTTACGACAAACACTAAGAACCTCATCATTATAATACCAATCACATATCTGACAAATACGGTCTACGGCCTTTTCTTCATTGCCAGAATAGAAGTCCGTAAGAGTAACAAAATATTTATCGATACAGGATTTGCACACAGGAACATATCCACCATTCCCTGCAAATAAAGGACTATTTGAAAAAGGGAAGTTACCCTTTTGTTTTGTGTACATCTTACCACAACAAGTACAATAAAACTCCGTCCTCTCCTCTTCGGACATTATTCGTCCAACATTAACGTTCTTGTCAATCTTGGTTTTAGAAGTGCGAGACTTCATTGTTTTCTTCGTGCTTCCGCTATTGCTTCTCGGCACTTCAATCACTCCTTTAACTCAATTCCTTGATAAACTGCGGGAATGTCATAATAGGTACATATTTGAACCCGTTCATAACCTCACAGAATATATCTGTCACAAACCTATCATCTAAGTCAGCCACAATAGGCTTTGCTAATTTATAGTATTCGCGACAAGCTTCCATGTATTCCTCAAAATTGTCAGGGTGGTCATCAGCAACTATATTTGCATACTGATACACAACGACAATATTCTGCACAACTCTCTTTTCGACATTAGCTCCTGACATACCTCTCTCGCCACATTCCTTAAGATATTCGTTCACGGCCTTTACAAACCAAAGCTTATTCTTGAAAAGACTCTCGTGCGTTAAACTCTTGGGATTGTCTCTCCACAGATATGACACGAGCGGGATTTTAACAATCTTTGCGCCCAAGTCTACGCATATCTGATTAAACTCAACATCTTC